AGACGTTGGCGCGTTGGCCGCTTGTCGTGCAGAGAATCCCGGCCCCCATCAGACAGCTCCCCATCCCACGCACATACCTTTCAGAGGCCGCGCTGTTCTCTCAACCGGAAGACCCGGGTCAGAAGATACAGTTCAACAATGCTAGGGACGCAATGCTGGTCGCCGTCTCAGAGAAGCCTGACTCATGGAGCAGGGAGAGATTTGTTTCCTGCATGAAGGAACTGCAAGCGCATTTCGGGGTCGAGAGAATCAGAAACGAAGGGGTATCCGCCCTACAGGGGCGCCTTATTGCATACTACCGAATAAGGAATGAGGCGTATCAGTCCGGGCTTGTTCAGACCTTCTACAAGAACAACGACATCCCGGCCAAGGATGTTGCAACTTGGATCTACAACATCGAGGCCGAGTTGATCAGGAGGGACAAGCTGCCTCCGGACCCGTTGGACAAAATACCCAAGGGAGACGGCCTGACCACTACCGCCCGGTCAAGAATTGAAAAACAACAACAAGCATCAACATGAGCAACGCGAAGAAAGCGAGAGAGGCCCTTTACGACCTGCAATCGGAGGAGGGGTTTGTCAGTCACATTTGCAACAACTCCAAGCTCCTTTCCGAGGAGCATGACATTATAGACGCCCTGACCGCAGAGAGAAAGGAGCTGGCGGGGGCGCTTCACGATCTAGCCTCCCAAGGGGAGCCCTTAACGGATGAGGCATTGAGGGTTCACGGATCATCGGAAAGGGTCCGCGACCTTTTTGGCAAACTAGCCCCAATCACTCCCCCGGTTAGCTCGCGGAAACTCGCCACGGCCCTGAGGGAGGTCGCCGCCAGAAGAGAACTCGCCACAGCCGCCTCTCAGGCCTTCTCTGACGCCACCGAGGGGAAGGACCCCGCCCTGACCCCTATCGAGGCCCTAGAGGCCGCTACAAGCCGCTCTAGGGCCATCCTCCAAGGAAGGACCCTGTCGGGGGGGGTGGCCCATGTAGGGGAGCTTAACGAACTCATCGAGGACATTGCTTGGAGGGCCAAAAACCCCAACCAGATAAAGGGGATTCCCTTCGGGTTTCACAGACTTGAGGGGCTGGTGGACGGCCTACAGGCGTCCAAGCTATACCTGATCGGGGCCAGACCCAGCGTGGGCAAGACCGCCCTTGCGGGTGACATTGTTGTCAATCTCGCGAAGCAGGGGATCGGATCAATTTTCTTCTCCTGTGAGATGTCTGACCTGCAGCTCAAGCAAAGGCTTCTTGCGACCATGTCAGGGGTGAACCCCACCAAGTCCCTTCAGGGGGCCCTAATAAAATCAGAACTGGATGACCTGAGGGGAGGGATCATGGCGATGAAAGACTGGCCCGTGTGGATTGATGACACCGACCGGATCAATATAGACCTCTTGAGGTCCCGCGCCAGAAGGGCCGTGTCGAAAGACGGGGTTGGGTGCGTGATCGTGGACTACATACAGCTAGTGAGAGGGGTGGAGCCCAAGAGCAGGATGTCCAAGAGGGAAGAGGTGGGAGAGGTTAGCGGGGCCCTGAAGGCCCTGTCCAAGGAGTTGAGCGTCCCCGTTATAGCCTTGGCCCAGCTACGGAGAACTGGCAACGCCTACAATAGCAATAGCGGCTCCACCGAGATACCTAAGCCCAACTTGGAAAGCCTGAAGGAGTCCGGGGACTTGGAACAGGACGCCGACTGTGTAATCCTATTGCATCGGGACATGAGCAAAAACGCAAGCGAGGCCCATGCTATTGTGGCGAAAAACAGGAGCGGAGCATGTGGCGAGGTCTCTCTTTCCTTTGCCAACGACACAACCTCATTCGGGGAAAATCCCCAGTAGCCGCCTGACGATGAAAAGAGCCCCCAACATACCAACCTCACTGCAAGGGAACCCGGCGGTGAGGTTCGTCTTGCAACAACGCGCCTCGGCAGAGAAGACAATTGAAGGCTGCGACAAACTGCTCGCTCAATACATGGTAGAACACCTACCCGCTGACGAAACCAACATTACCCTGCCCGACCTGACACCCAATCAAGAACACGCCCTCAGCTACATTGTGGGAAGCTATATTAGCAACGGAGCCTCCCCAACCCTCAGGGAGCTGATGGGCCACATGGGGTGGCACTGGATGAACTCTGCCAGCAATGTTGTTTCCTCCTTGGTCAAAAAGGGCTACTTGCAAAAAACCAAGCACGGGACAAGATCCATTGTGCCCCTGTATAACAGGCTGAAGAGGAAGGTTAGGCACCACCACGAATGAAGGGACAAAAGAGCGATGCCCTCGACCTCTTACGCAGCAAAGGCTTTGAGAAAGGCCCTGATGGAATCTGGCGCAAAAAAGGTAGCGCATGTAGTGATAGCTCAGGTGGGCCCAACCCTAAACCTGCTAAAAACAAACCGAAGCATAGGAAAAGAGTTCCGAGCAAGGCAAAGCCAGTATGCCGCACTGTTGCAATCGTTACCGTCAGAACCGTCCGATCCCGGGACTACGACGGATTGGGAGCCGCCTCAAAGCACTATCTGGATGGACTTCGACACATCGGAATGTTTGAAGATGATTCCCCAGAACACCTCGAAGTCCTTGCAGTTGCAGAACGTGTCAGGCATTTTCGGGAAGAAGAAACGATCATCGAACTCTTCCAAGTAGAGCTTGCAGAGACGCCCCCCCCTACATAGCTTCCGCAAGGACGGCGAGGGCCCGATTGCGTGTTTCACGACAAGAGACAATCCAGCCCTAATCGTCCCCAAAGAAACCCCGACTCCCACGAATGGGGGCCGGGGCCCTTCGGATGCCAGTCCTGCTGTGAAATCTATTTGGACTTTTTCCCGCCTAGTGAGCGGTTGAGTCGTTTACTAATAATCCTAGTCTTGGAATTATTCAAGCCCCCTTTTGTGCTGGCCCCCACATGGTCAACTTCTTTCCCCCGGAGGGAGAGCTTGCCATGAATCCTTATAGCGGCCCTCCTCGCGCCGTTCCTCTGTCCCCTGCGCTTCTTTTGCTCAGGGCGGGAGTTGTAGGACCTCTGCCTGATCGAATCAGCCGTTGCCCCGGCCTTATATTGCCCTAGTCTTGGCATTTATTTCCTCCTTGGCCTCACAGGCTTAGTTGCGGGTGTCTTGGCGTGTGGTCCCGTGTTCACTACCGGGGGCTCCGGGGGTTTCTTCTCTTGCGAAGACCTCCTGTAATTAATCGGCCTTGTGTAGTATCTCCCGTCCTTGCCCTTGTAGGTTTCATTTCCCGCCTCCATCTCCCCTATCTGGGTCTTGATGAAGGACTTGTGCCCCGCGCCCTTGAATATAATTCCGCTTTTAGGGTCCCTGCTTGGCCAATGGTCAGTCTTGTCAGGCCCCAGCTTGGCCTTACGGGCACCCTCGTAATCGTATCGGGGCCCCTCCGGGTCAAACTTCTTGGGCTTGTTGGGCATTTCAGTATCCAACTGCGACCTTGCGGACGCCCCTAGCTCTTGTGGCCTTCTTGGGCTTTCGAGGAAGGGCCTTTGAGCCACCCTGCTTGGGCCCAACATTCACCACCGGGGCGGGTCCGACCTTTGGGGGACCAGAACCCTTGCGGGACTCGTATTGAACCTTTTCCCCCGATGGCTTTTCAGCAGGCGCTTGGGGGGACTTCGTCTTGGCCCCCCTACCGGAAATCGCCCTAGCCGCTGCCCCGCCTAGAGAGTAACCCTTGTGGAAGGCCCCTAGAGCGGACCGAACTTTTTCTGATCTCGACTTGTCAGGCATAATGCACAGATTGCCAAAAACACTTGCAACTTGCAAGTTTAATACCCCGGGGGCAGCTTGCGAACCTTTTTGATGGCGGATCGGATTATGGAGAAAATCTTCCTGTTTGGATCGTCCTCCCCGAAAGGGGTGGCCTCTTTGGGGTCCCCGTAATCCCAAGGGGCCAAAACGATATCCTCGTCCCCGTCCTTGATCAGGGTCCCCCTTAGCCTGAAGAGCATGGGCCTGTTGCCGTCCTCAACATGGTCGAGAAACCAGACAACGTAACCCTCACCCAACTTTAGCTTCAGTGGCACATCCAATTTTACCAAAACCCCCCGGAGTTGCAACTCTCCGAGGGGCTTGAGGACAGCGTGTGTGTTTCTGCCGACAAAATCGACACGTTTCTGGAACATGTCCATCCCATCGACTTATTCAGTAGAATCCCCTTCTTCCCAAGTGTCCAGTGGCAATGCCTCTTTTTAGCGTTTTATCCATTTTCCTCAAATCCCTTGGCAGGGGGATGTCCTCGTATCTGTTCCTGTAGCGGGTAGCCTGCTCTATAACGCACAGGCCTATTCCCGCGCTAATAACGTCATCATCGTGAGATCCCCGCAAGGCCTCGGCCTTTCCTTTGTCATTCACGCAAAAAGACTCGCACTCAGAAACCAGACGTAAGCAGTTTAGGTGAACGCCTCCCCCGTCTTCCCCATACCCCCGGATGCTCCTAGCCATGGTCTCCTCGATTTGCAGCCTTGTGGAGCTTGAGGTGTGCCACCCGAAGGCCTTGGATCTCTTCTGGTTCACATGGTTGAATATCTCCCTCTGGTAAATAGGGATATCCCCCTTGGCCCTGACAAGCTCAACAAACCCCCGGTCACAGTTGATCTCGGAAACCACAAGGCATTTCCCATACCAGAGAGCCAGCCTGTAGGTCCACTCAGACAGAACGTCTATGTCCCACCTACACTCTGGGACCAATCTTGCAACCATGGCAGGAGGGGTCCACCCCCTGTCTCTGTCGAAAAACCCCTTTCTCCACACCAATACTGAGTGGCAGTCCGGGTCCTTCCCGCCGACCTGAGATTGTCCGGTCATGAGGTCCGCGCTGATAAGGTAATAATAGCCCTCCCTTGGCCGCTCATAGCAATGAACCACCGCCTCCTCAGAGGAACATTGGCGGAAGTTGATCAGCTTCCCCTTCTCGGAAAGCTCAGGGATGCCGTATGTTGGGTTCTGAGTGGTCGCATGGGTTCTTTGCCAGTCGAGCCCATCTCGGCTGAAGCGAGTCCTAGCAGAGGCCCTGAAGGCGTGTTGGGGCGTAGTGGGGAACTCCCTGTCGAACTTGGTTTCGTCCCCGTCGCACTCGCTCGCCAGAATTTTCCTGCGCCAGTTGATATGCCCAATAGTGAT